GGTATGTGAGGTTGTTCCAGAGTCTTTCTGCTTCCGGGGTGTCCATTTTGCAGGGTGGGATAACTTTTTTCATGATAATGAACTTCCTTGTTCGGTTGTGATTACATTTTGCCGAAATAATAACCTATTACCAGTGTCGCCATTGAGGGAAGAATCGTCCGGCATGCCTCAAACACGTTGTTTCCGGGGCGTAAAAGCTCAGTAATGGCGCCCAGACAACACATTACCATCAAAAAAAACAGGATGGTTTTGGCAAATTTCAGTCGATCTTTTGGGGTGATATTTTGCTCTCGGGCATAATCCACATCATCGAAGGATGACAGGTCTTCTGCATCGATTATGTTGTCAGTGCGCTCAATCATCCTTCCATCCCCGTAATAATGATTTGGCGCTGCTTGCCATTGGGGCTTTCGATAATTATGCGCTCGCCTTTCGATACAGCATTGACGAGCAATTCTGTTATGCCGACTGCCCTTCGCAGGGCTTCTGATCGTCCAGAACAACGGACAATTGCCTTGAAACGGTCAATTTGCTCGAGAGTGTGATTCTTCATTCTTACCTGAACCAGTTGGGAATCTGATATTTCTGTCATTTAATGTCCTCCACATTACAAACGAATTATATTGTAATGTTTAGCGAATTACAATTACCGCAACTGCGGTATTGTTTACCGCAACTGCGGTGACAAAGTGAAGAAGTGAAAACCCATTCACTTTTTTTTCACTTTTTCACTGTATTGATTCTATGCAATAACAGGCGCATAATTTCACACAAGTGCGTAGCTCTGGGTTGCCCCACTTCAACCGAAAATGGTGAGTGAAGTATTAGTCTTCCGCCGGACAATTGCTGAAAAGGATGGCCAATGATTGGCCTAATTTCTAATTGTCTACGGAAGGACACGACACCATGTCGAACTCATTTCAAACCACGCAATATATCCTCGACGAAACATTCATCCGTTTTATCAACTACCTGAACTTTGCCAAGGTCGCAAACCGCAACCTTGAAGGCGATTTCAAGGGTCTGAAATACGCAACTGGCCAGACCATCAATTACCGTCTCGAAGAGCGGTATCTGGGTGGCGACGGCGCAACTGCAACCTCAGAAGCCCGCGTTCAGGTTGTTCGTCCCCTTACCATCAATCAGCAGTTCAACACGATGGTCGAGTTCTCCGGCTTTGAACTGACTTTCGACCGCGCCCGTGATCAGCCCTATCTGGATATGATGTTGAATCCACGCGCCAAGCGGCTGGCCAATAAAGTCGAACAGTTCATCGCCACCACCAATTTCCAGAAGCAGGTCTATCAGGCTTATGGAACCCCGGGCGTCGCCATCGATCAGAACACTGTGTTCCAGACCGATGCCTACATGACGCAGCTCGGCATTCCGGAAGATGGCAACCGCTACTGGGCCAACTCCCCACCTGTCTCGGCAACCCTGACCAACAGCCTGTACAACGTGTTCAACATGACCGTGAACCGCGGTGCGTTGCTGGATGGCTTCGTAGGTCACCTGTCTGGGTTTGATTTCTTCAAGTCAAACTTCATGCAGCGCCAGATTGCTGGTACTCCGGACGCTGCTGTTGCGGGTTCTCCTCCATCGGGTTATCTAGCTGCAGGTCAGATTGCCAGTGGGCCAATCAGCGGTGGCAGCGTCCTGACAATCGACGGTCTGGATAATTCTTCCTCTGCTGGTGCTGTGCTCTTCAAGGAAGGTGACATCATCACCATTGACGCGGCTTCCTCCGTGTTCATGGTTAACCCACTCACCTACGAGGCATTGTCACAGACTGCCCAGTTCGTGGTGACAGCCGATGTCATCTCTCTGGGAACCGGCCCAACAACCGTTTACAGCGTACCTGTCAGCCCGACAATTGTGATTAGTGGTGCCCGTCAGAACATCTCTGCAGCAATCCCTGACGACGCACAGCTTTATCGGGCAAACAGCCATAACGTCTCTCTTGCTTTCCATAATCAGGCCATCGTTTTCGCTGCGCCTCCGATCAAGGAACTCAAGGGTGGTGTTGAGGCCGTTACCAGCTACAGCGACCTGTACAAAATGGCAATGACCTACTCCCTCGGTGCCGACATCAGAAACTATGTGCAGTTGGATCGTATCGACATCATCTGCGGTGTCGCGATCAACCCAGAGTTTGCTGTTGCCGTCCTGTCTTAACGACTTGGGGTGTCTGTCCATCATCCGGCAGGCACCCATTTTTTACCAGGGAGTGGTCATGTCCAACGTTAAAAGTCTGAACCGTGAAGAAAAGCAGTTTGAGTACAAAGGAAGATGGGTAAACAAAGAGCATTTCAGGGCATTTGTTTACAACGGAAAGGGCGAGCAGAGATTGGCGGAATCTTACGAGCAGTTCGAATCAATGATCGGCAGCGGTGTGTGGTTTGCATCAAAGGTTGATGCATCTCCAGTCGATGCTTCTCCGAAGAGGAAGCAAAAAGATGGCCCTATTCGCGCAAACAGTTAAGAGATTCGTTCAGGACGCCTATCAACTCATCAGCGCAAGCAGTCCGACTGTCCCTTTGCATGGCGATGATATGTCCAAGGGCGTGCAGTTTATGAACGAACTGCTAAAGTCTTACAGCTCCAGTGGACTATTGCTTACAGTAGCGAAGCGCGTCAATTTCGTTTTGCCCATTGGCCAGCGATTTGTGACATTCGGTGATCCCACGTATGTTCCGACCCCTGATGTCCCGAATGGCCGACTAGCCAACCTTGAAAACGCATGGTTGACCCTCGATGGGGTGGAATATCCGCTCATTGATGAGTCCCGCAATGTGTTCTTTGGCAGCTACAAATATGCCCCCCAACAGGGCTTGCCACGCTTTATTATCATCACGAATGACACGAATTTAACCACAATGCAGTTTTATCCATCTGCATCACAGCAATATGACGTCACCGTCTATGGCAAGTTTGAATTGCCCTACGTGACAGAGAACGACGATATGTCGGCATTGCCTCTGTATTACTACCGCTATCTGAGATTTGCTCTCGCCCGTGAGCTTGCCTATTACAAGGGACGATCCTCCGCATGGGACGAGAAGCTGGAAGCAATGTTTCAGGAAGCAAAGGACGAAATGGAGTCAGCTTCTGCCATCAATCTTGTCATCGACACAGCCAACGAAAGCTATCTCAATGGCTCATGGCGCGTCCGGGCGGGTATCTAAGGAGATACGCCCATGGCAATGTCGGCTGGAAAATTCGAGATCAAGACATGCCCGATTATCGGGCCTTATAACCAGCAGCGCTTCAAGCAGTTTGGGCCGGAAGATACAGCCAACTTTTATCTGGTAAATGACAAGAACACCAAAAAGCCCTTTGCCATGTACCCCACAATGGGCCGTTCTCACATCAATTATCTGGGAACAAATCAGCTCGTATTTGGCAGTCAACCCCGCGGAATATTCAAGAGTATCAGCTATGCCTATATCATTGAGGCCGGAACAGTTTTCCGGATTGATGCACAATACAATCAGGTTGCAATAGGAACGCTTTCTTCCACGTCCGGATCTGTGTATTTCACCTTTCTGGTGGTGGGAAGCATAGTATTTGCCTGCTTTGTTGATGACCAGTTCATTTATATTTATCGGGAAAATTCTGCTGCAGGGCTTCAAAAAGTTACCGATCCCAATGCACCGGGCGTATTTACCGTTGATGGCGCCGTTGCCAAACCGGGATTTATTGCAGCATTCGGCAATCGAATCACTGTTTCAGTGAGAGGAAGTTCCCAGTTTGTTCTGTCGAAAATCAATCTGGGTGGATCATCATTTGATCCTGCCACCTGTTTCACAAACGCGACCACTCCACAGGTTTATGCGCTGGCGAGTGGGAAGATTCAGCAGATGGGCGTCCTGAACAACACGCTGTACATATTCAGTGATTTTGTGACGGATGTTATATCCAATATCCCATCCCAGTTTCCGGCAACACTCACGGGAGTAGTGATTTCATTCCCATGGAAATTCAACTCCACTTATAACTGGAATTTTGGAATGGCAAATTCAAATTCTCTAGATATAGACTTCGGATATATTGCCTTCCTCGCCCAGAATAGCGACGGTCTTTTGCAGTTCATGATGAGCAAGGGTGGTCAGCCTGAGAAGATCAGCACGAATGCCATCGATGCTCTCATGCAGAATTACACAAACCTGTATGGCGCCAATAATCCTTTCCTGTCCAGAAATTCCAATGGTTTCCTGTATCAATACGAGAACACCATTTTTTATCGTATGTCTGGAGGGAACTTTACTAATAACGGAATTCTCGATCAGGAACAGAATGCAAACTGCATTGAATTCTGTGTTGATGCACAGGAATGGCATCGCAGTATTGAAGTCAATGGAGAAAGAAATCGCATTCAGTCTCATATCTATTTCAATTTTAAACATCTGGTAACGGTCACTGATGACGGGACTGTTTATGATATGTCTGGCCAGTATTATTTTAATGAGATCAGAAATACGGCGCAGGACGATCCACAGGCATCAGATGCCTATATCGCCTATCCATTCAGATATGAGCGCGTTACCCCATTAATTTATGAGGAAGATTACGCAGAATTTGAAACTGAATTTGTGCAGATCGATTTTGTCTGGGGTGAAAGCAATATCAATTTTTCATCAGCGCCATTCAATAATGCCGTGTTTATTATTGATGAAGTTGCCGGGATGGATGGCAATCCGCAGTACATGATTACAGATCAGGTTGGCCCTGATGGGCAGCCGATCTATATTCTTGCCGAGCAGGGAAATACGCCTCAACTGAATGAGCAGTTTTACAACTACCTGTACAAGCCAAGCATTGAGTTATATTTCTCAGATGATGGCGGGATTTCGTTCCTCCCAGCGGATATGCGTGAATTCTCCCAGATGGGTGTTTATAGCTGGCGCATGCGCTGGTATCAGCTCGGGCCATCCCGTAACAGGGTTTACAAACTGATTGCCGTTAGTCCTGTCCCCATTGTGATTTTAGGGGCCACGATGAATGTAAGGAGGATCAGTGGCGGGGCAGCTTGAACTTAATTTACTGGATGCCGTTGACGTTGAGCAGACCCAGTTTGGGCCTGACATGAAACGATGGCTGACAAATGCCGTTGATATTATCAATGAACAGTTTCAGGCACTGGATTTCCTGATTGAGAACAAGGGTGTTGATATTGGCGGTGGTGGAGCAGGGCCGATCAGTGTTCCGGTTGTTGGATTGACCGCGAATGATTATGTGAACGTAAGAATTATCAGTACCAGTAATTCAGGAATAACGGTTTTGACGGTAACGCCGGGTACAAATGCCTTCGACATTACGTTTAGTGCCGATCCGGGGGCATCTGCTATTATAGTGTATCAGGCGATTTCGGCTCAACCACAGTAACAAGGAGTGTTACGATGGATTGGGGAAGTGCAATAGGTGGTGCAGGAAGTGGTGCCCTCGCTGGGGGTTCCATTGGAGGGCCGTGGGGCGCCGCAATTGGTGGTGGCCTTGGTCTTATCAACAGTTTCCTGAATAATCCCCATGAGGCAGCAAAGAAGGCTGCAAATCAGGGATGGAAAGAAGCCCAGAATTATCAGCGCCCTTTCTGGCAGCAGGGACTGGATCAATACGGGGATTTGAATCAGGCCCGTCAGAATCTGATGGATCCCACCAAACTTCAAAGCCAGTGGGCCAATAGCTACGAAACCTCACCTTACGCCAAACGCATGCTGGACATGAACAGTCAGCAGGGTCAGGAAGCCGCCAGCGCCATGGGTCTTGGTGGTAGCAGTGCCGCGATCAGCAACGTCCAGCAGGGAGCCGGGGATATCGTTTCCCGCGACCGTCAGCAGTACATGGATGACCTGATGAAAAAATACATGGCTGGTATTGGCATAGGTCAGGATATTTATGGCAAAGGCGCCTCTGCAGGCACGAACCTTGGCCAACAGGCATACGGGCATGGCGAGAACATGGCGAACATTGGCTATGGTCAGGCTGCGGCTCCGGGTGAGGCTTTGGGTCAGGGTGCTTCAATGTTCCTCAAGTCGCAGGAAAAGCCTCCTGTCTATAACTTCAACAGTTACAACTAGGGGAGAAGATAATGGCTATCAATATCCCCGTTCCGAAGACATTTCTGCAGTCATTCCTTGATACGCAAAAGCAGATGAATGAAGAGGATTTGCACAAAGCCCAGATGGCACAGGCTTATGGTGCAGCCAATAAATCGAACATGATCGCCAATCTTCTGAACGGCGGGGCGCCCGGTGGTGCAGGTGGTGCTGGAGCCGGAGGAGCAGGCGGTGGTGGAGGAATGAACCTCAACCGTGCTCTCTTGCTCTCTGGTGCGATGGGATTTACGGTGCCACCGCCAGTAAACGGGGTCTATCACACCGCATTTGGTGACTTTAAGGGTGGGCCTTCCGATGCTGAGAAGGGACATCAGCAGACTGTTGAGAAAACCCAGCAGGAAGCCAATACGGAAGATTTAAAGAGGGCTGCAAAGCTGAAAGAGGATTATTCAGCCACTCGCAATACCTATCTTCTGTACAAGGATTTGAAGGATTTATTGACCAAAAATCCCAGCCTGACTGGACTGGGCCCAAATGTTAAAAGATGGCTGAATATGTCCAGTGATCCTGATGTGGCGGCATTCCATCAAATATCGACCCAACTGCAGGCCGCTCTCGCAAAACTGGGAGGCCAGCGCGGGGGACA